GCGCCGTCGCTCATTACCTGTGGGGAATCAACCCCCTTGACCCGAATCCAGCGCGCGAATGGTTTGCGCGAGAGGCCGAAGAATACAGCAGAGGAATGGACATGACCAAAATCGAGACGCGCGAAGTCCAGGTGCAAGACTTGGAACTTCGCGAAGCGCCAGCCGGCGGGATGACGTTCCGCGGCTACGCCGCCGTGTTCAATTCAGACAGCCAGCCGCTGCCGTTTATCGAGCAGATCAGCCCCGGCGCGTTCAATCGGACGCTGGCGAACCGGCGGAACAATGTCAAGATGTTCGTCAATCATGATGACACGATGGTGCTGGCGACTACTCGAGCGGCGACCCTTCGCCTGTCTGAAGATTCTCGCGGCCTGATCGCCGAAGCCGACCTGCCAGACACCACCTACGGCCGTGACCTGTCGGTGCTAATGCAACGCGGCGATGTTGATTCGATGAGTTTCGGCTTCAGTGTTCCGAGCGGCGGCGACCAGTGGAGCAACGACGGCGGGCGCCGAACATTGAACGAAGTCCGCCTGCATGAGGTGTCAATCGTCACCGGGTTCCCCGCGTACGAAGCGACCACGGCGACGGTGCGCAAAGTCCAGCACCTGGCTACGCGAACCGCGACCGACGCCGAAGCTTTGGCCGATGCGATGCTGGCACTTGAGGCCGGCCAACTAACCGACGATCAGGCGAACCTGCTGCGCAGTGTGGTCGATAAGATCGGCCCCGAGATGGAAGCGCAGCCGACCGCGCCGCTTTCGCTATTGTCGCAGAAGCTGGAGCTGATGCTGAAAGCGGTCTAAGTTTTCGACCCTTCACCGGGTCGGCTCACCAGTTGCGGTGCCGCGCTGGTGGTCAGTTGCGGTGCCGCGCTGACATCCCCTAATCGAAACTATCTAAGGATGAAAATGTCAGACTATATTAAGGCACAACTTGATGAGCGCGTGCGCGCTTTCGAGTCGGCCAAGGAAATCATCGACCGCGCACAAGGCGAGAATCGCAGCCTTGACGCGACCGAGCAGGAGTCAGTCGACCGGGCGATGGACGACATGGATCGCCGCGGCGCAATCGTTGCCGACATGCGTGCACTAGATGCGCGTGAGGCTGAGGTACGCGCCGCTGTTGCGAATCACGCAGAAGCTCGCGCCGTTGTCGAAACTGCGAAGCCACAAACCAACGACGCGGACACGATCCGTGCTTTGGCCCGTGGTGAGATCCGTTCCGCCAACTTCGAGAAGCGGGACATTACGAAGAGCAGCACCGGGTCACCGGTACCAACTTCGTTCTACGATCAGGTGATCATGCTTGCTCGCGCCACCGGCCCGATGCTTGCTGTTGCAACTGAACTGGCAACCGCTGGCGGTGAGAACCTTCAGATCCCACGCCTGTCAACTTACTCGACCGGCACTGTGAACTCGGAGGCGGCAACGTTCGGCGAGTCCGATCCGGCCTTCTCCGCGTTCATCACACTGAGCGCCTACAAGTACGGGTTCCTCACGCAGGTATCGCGCGAACTGTTGGAAGACAGCGGCGTAGATGTGCTGTCTTTGCTGGCCACGAACTGCGGAAACGCTCTCGGCTTCGCCGTGAATACCGCGCTCACCACTGGCACCGGCACTGTCGAGCCGACCGGGATCGTTACCGCGTCCGGATCTGCTCTAATCGGCGGCACCGGCTTGGCGGCCACCGGCGGATTCACCTACACCAATCTGGTGAACCTGCTTTATTCAACCGATGCGGCTGCGCGTGCGCTGCCCGGGTTCGGTTTCATGGCGAAGGGCTCAAGCATCGCAGCGATGCGCGTCCTTCAGGACGGCGCTGGGCAGTTCGTATTCCAGCCGTCGATGTCCGAGGCGACTCCTGACCGGGTGCTTGGTTACCCGCTCATCGAGAATCCTGCTATGGCGGCAATCGGCGCGTCGGCCAAGTCCGTGATCGCCGGGCATTTCCCAAGTTACTACGTTCGCACCGTTGGCGGCATTCGTTTGGATCGTTCGGACGACTTCGCCTTCAGCGCCGACTTGGTGACCTTCCGGTGTTCCTACCGGGTTGACGGCAACCTACCTCAGACTTCACACGTGAAGCATTTTGTGGGCGCCGCAACCTGATCAAATTGTCTGGCTGGCGTCGGCGCGCAGGACGGCGCCAGCCAGGCTTCACCCTGCGAACAAAGGACAACAATGCCAAAACCTGCGAAGCGACCCGGCAAGCCTGCGCGCCGTGTCGTGAATCAACGGGCGATTCTCTGGGCGAGTAATTCACCTTGGGCGCCGACCGGGTACGGAACTCAGACCGCGCAAGTAACTCAGCGCCTGAAGGATGATCGGCACCGGATTGCGGTTGCCAGCAACTACGGACTAGAGGCCGCATCATTCGAGTGGCACGGCATTAAGCAATTCGGCCGCGGCTTCGACATGTATAGCAATGACGTGGTGCCCGCGCATATGGCGGCATGGGAGCATGAGAACCCCGGATTTGATCCGCTACTGATCACGCTGTATGACGTCTGGGTGTTCAAGGGCGAGCAGTGGGACCACATGCCGAGCATCGCGTCTTGGGTGCCGATAGATCACATGCCGGCACCGCCGGCGGTGATGAAGTTCCTGAGCAAGCCTAACGTGACACCAATCGCGATGAGCCAGTTCGGTCAGGCGATGATCGAACGCGAAGGCGTCGAATGTTTGTACGTCCCGCACGCTATCGAAAAGGTCTTTACGCCGACCGCATCGGTGCCGCTGCCGAAGGGTGGCGTGCTAACCGGTCGGCAGTTCATGGAAGTTGATGGGTCGAAGTTCGTGGTCGGAATGAACGCCGCGAACAAAGGCAAAGTTCCGAACCGGAAGGCGTACCCGGAAGCGCTGCTGGCGTTCGCGCTATTCGCGAAGAAGCACGACGACGCGGTTCTGTATATTCACACCGAGGACCGCGGCGCCATGGGCGGCATTAACTTGCGCGAACTCGCGGAAGCCTGCGGCATACCTGATCATCAGATCACGTTCGTCGATCAGTACGCGTACCGCACCGGCATCCCACAAGAGATGCTGGCAGCGATCTATACCGCGATGGACGTGCTGCTGATGCCGAGCATGTCGGAAGGCTTCGGCATCCCGATCATCGAAGCGCAAGCCTGCGGCACGCCTGTGATCGTCACCGATTCGACGGCGATGCCGGAGTTGCTAGGCGACGGCTGGCTGGTCGAAGGGCAACCGTGGTGGGATGCGCTCCAGAATGCTTGGATGGTGGCGCCCTCGGTGCCGTCGATTGTTGAGGCGCTGGAGCAGGCCTACGATCAGGGCCGGCAGCGTTCGCAGCTGGCGATTGACTTTGCCGCGCAGTATGACGCGGACTACGTTTTTGAGAACTACTGGCGCCCGGCGATTGCGGCGCTCCCATGATCCCGGTGATGATCGTGCCGATACTTATCGGCCCGAAGATTCTTTACAGGATGCTGGACAGCATCGACTATCCGGTGTCGAAACTGGTCATCATTGACAACGGCGACTGCCTGAACACTTCGACCGGCTGGCCGGTTGATCATGTCCAATCGACGAAGGTTATCAAGATGCCGGCCAACCTTGGCGTCGCCGGATCATGGAACCTGGGAATCAAGGCGGCACCGTTCGCACCGTGGTGGCTGATCGTGAACTTTGACGTCACTTGGCCGGCAGGGTCGCTAAAGATGTTTGCCGAGACTGCGAACGCCGACGAGATCGTGCTCAGCCAATGCCTTCAGCCTTGGTCAGCGTTCGCCATTGGCGAGAACGTAATCAAGCGGGTCGGCTTATTCGACGAGGGATTTCACCCGGCCTATTTTGAAGACAACGATTACGCGCGCCGGTGCTCGGGCGAAGTGATCAAGCCGGCACCGATACCGGTCAATCATCAGAACTCCAGCACCCTGGCTGCTGCCGATTACGGTGAAAAGAATAACCGCACCTATATATCGAACTTGGATTATTTCCAAGCCGGCGGCGGCGGCTGGAGTCTTGACCGGAGGCGGGCCAACTCATGGGATTGAACCTGCCAACTGACGTGACCGGCTTCCGCGATTCGCGCAAAGGTGAGACGGCTTGGGTTCTCGGCTCCGGTGCGAGTCTGAACTTTGTGCCGAGATGGTTCTGGTCTGACCGGCTTATCGTTGCAACTAACTTCGTTGGCACCCGGCTTGGCTTAGATGAGTTCTACGCCGTGACGCATTACCACGTTGATGCGGCGATCATCGCGGAGCAGCGCCCAGATGTCCCGA